CATATCTTTTTGGGATTTTTCCTCCTGTGTTTGGAATTGACGCCTTATTGTTGCATATTCGGGATAAGAGTCAGTGACAGCAACAACTTTACTACCAATTCTCAAAACAGCTTGTTTGATAAGTGCGTGTATACCAGTTGCAATGGGCAAAACTCCATCGCTAGAACCGGCATCAACAGATAGAGCAATACAAGAACCGGGATCTAAAATCCCTTTTCTCATTAAAACAAATCTCATGAAAGTGTCTGTGCGGACAATGGGATTTAAAATATTTGTGTCAATTTCCATAGTATCAACGGACGCCATAGGTTTCACTGCTAATGCTTCGGGAATACTCATTTAAATTATATTGAGATAATATTTTTCCAGTTAATTCTGAACCATAATACCTTGTGGAGAATACATGAGTGAATTCTGCGCTAAAACATAAGTATAAATTGAATTAGGTGAATTACCATCTAGGTCGCTGACTATGCGGACACTATAAGGGACATTCCTATAATCAACACCAACATTAGAAAGTGGGTCAAGGCGAACACCAAGTCCGAAAACGGGCTCGGGATCTGGGAGAGTATCAGTGTCGGCTGGGCCAGAATTAGGCTCATAGTGAGTTGGCGGGGCTTGAGTGACGTGAGTGCTAATTTTATTATTAGTAAAGGGACTTACTAATGTGTGAGTGATAGACTGATACGGCTTGATACTATCCATAAATTTAGTGTCTAATTCTGTCTGTGGGCGATTTTCAACTCCTTGCTCTTTGACAAAAAGATCATAATCAAGGGGGAATTTTTGTCCGCCTCTTAAGAATGTTGCGCGCCTTATATTGGCGGTTGCTCCACTACTATTTTGAAGCCGTCCTGTGCTAAATCCGTCATGGCTATAATTATTAATATTGGAAGTTGGGATAAAGTTGTGATGGACAGCTAAAGTCCTAGAAGTTCCTAAATTAAGGGATTGTGTCTGATCACTAGAATTTAAGACACCATAAATCTGTGAAACAGAATTGTAGTTAATCTGTCCAGTGGCCGGGACAGAAAGTCGCGCCATACCCTCCTCATCGGGGACAAGAAGGTCATAAGATAGAGATAAATTTTTAAGCTGATAAAATGCACCATTAGCAATACCAGTGGCGAGCACCTGATTGCGCCTCACGTTATTCTGTGCATCAGTATCATAAAAATTATAACCAGATAGAGCATTAGAATCGGGGGAGAGCTGAAGTTCAACAGTGAGCCCGCGAAGTCCATTCTGTCCTAAAGGCAGACGCTGTCCAGAAGATAGAAGACCAGTCCTTAAAGGGATAGAAAATTCTACCTCATTGTTCTGCTGACGTGCACCATTAAAAGATTTAGAAGCAGATACGGGATTACCAATCTGAAGATTAGTGTCATAATCATCTTGAGAATGTATAACAGGCATAGTGGAAGCAAGAAAACGTCCATAATTCCTAATAACCTCTAAAGTTCTGTTGTTCTCTGGGCTAGATAAAGTGATCTGATTAAGAGTGGCGGCTATACCAATGCGCTCATTTAAAGCAATACCGGCTGTAGCACTGGCCACGGTAGTGTTATTTGTGGGAAGCACGCCTGCATTATTATTGACACGTAAAACACCATTAAGACGTAGAGAATTTGTATCAAGTAACTTATTCTGTGTTGCAATGTTGAAAGTGCAGATCGGGAAACCATCCTTGAATGAATAGGTATTGTTGCTTGGCTGATTCACGGGGAATATTTGGGCTCGCTCCTTATTCGCTATATTCATTTAAAATATAATGAGATAATATTTTTCATTAAAATGCAGATACTTTGCCCCGAACAACTGTCATGCGCCGAAGATGACAAATATAATGATTATATATTTTCTGTTCAGTAGCATTCTGATAGAGAACCCGTAAAGATAGAGAGCGGTCATTAAGGTCAGTGACTTGATTATAACGACTAAAGCCCCTTGCAATTAAGAACCGATCCTCAACATTCTGTAAATCTCTCACTGCATATCCACAATTGACTAATGCCTTTTCAGTTTCTAATAGATGAAGAGCCTCTGTTCGGCTAGGAGTAAGATTGTATCTCTGCAATTCAATGGGTCTGTCTGGGATAAGATTACCACCTAGAACATATTGATAATTCTGCGCGCCATCAACCACACCGGACAGAGAGTCTGCAGTGATTTCAGTGTATACATTCTGCGGGAGTGGGACAGAAAGACATGAATATGCTCGCTCTGCATTAGTCGGGATAAGCTGTGTGCTTAATCCATTCACACTAGTTAAATTAAATTTATAGAGAGAATAAGTCTTAAAGTCCATAGCAAGCCCCTTATCACTCTGTATCTGATTCATCATAGCATCTACATAGCCCTGTGGGGGAGAAACCTGTCCACAAACGTACTGAAAGTCGCGAAGAGTGTAGCTTACTTTTGTAGACATACGTGCGCTGACAGAAGCATCAACGCTCTCATTACCAGTGGGGACAATACCATTCATTCTGTCTTTTGAGAGAATAGCAACGGGGTCGCCGGCGGCTAGAGTGCCGGGAATAGCTGTGCCTACACCATGATTGAAGTTAATGCCTAATGCAATCTGATCTGCATCACCAGTGCCTACACCACCAGCATTGCCCTCTGCGGCGGTCATAGCAGTAGTATTTGCGATTTTCACAATTATACCGGTTTCTGGGCCATTCGCGGTAAAAATGTATACACGATCACCAATATCATAGGGGTTGTTATTTTCGGGAGTTGCGGTTGTTTTCACACCATCAGCACCGGCTTTTGATACAGAGATATAAAAAATATCAGTCGCGGCCGCTGGCTTAACCACTGGGGGATTCACTAGGGGAAGAGTTGCACTTAAGACGGGCATACCTCCGCCATGCGCTAATGCAGCCGCCCTCTGCTGGGCAGCCGTTCCTGTGGGAAGACTGGATAGAACGCCAAATGCACCGGTTTTAAATGTGAGTGCACGGTCGGGAGTGTCAAATGTTAATAGAAGACGTAAGCCAGAAGTCGCTACAAGGGGGAAAACTTTACCAGTCATAATACCGGTATAAAGGGGAGATTGTATCTGGACTTTTGCACCGGGCTGGGGTGCAGTGTCGCCTGCGCCTAAAGATATTACCTTATTAGCTCCACTCCAATCAGCATCACCACTCCAAAATAAACTGTCGCCTACATTGGGATTGAGATCCTGTCCCTCAAATGCGGCGCGCTTGTTCCTAATACTCTGATTAGCAGTCCAACCCCACCAATTAGCGGTTAAAACATTTAAATCTAGAATTTCCTCAATAGTAGATATACCATCACCGCTCTGAATGCGGACATCGCGAATGAGAGAAGTGAAACCGGCTTTAGGGTTAGGGATTGGCCTACCGCGCCCCTGCATCTGAAGTTCGCCCTCCATATTAGACTGACGGGGATCAATGAAGCCTAAAAACTGTGGAAGTAAAAAACGGGCTTGGATTTCAGTGCGGGGGTTGTAGTCAACCTGCGCCTCTGGCTTGATATTTACACTTTTAGTTGGAATAAACTGTGATGACTGGGGACTGCTCCTAAACATCTTATATATTATTCAAAGAAAAAAACATTAACAAAATTTACTAAATCTTTGTGAATGTTAATTTAATTTTCTAAAAATTGATTTAAAAACATATTAATAAAATGTATTAATATGTCTGAAAGCACAGATACTAGAAATTGGAAAAAAATGAAAGAAGGAACACCTAAAATTTATCGGGTGTTATATGAGTATGATAATATGGAAGCTGATAAAAAAGATTGGATTCCAATTTATCATGAGTATGTTAGGTATTATAATTGTGATGAGTATATTTATTTAGTATCGCTTAATGCGATCTCGGAGGAGAAAAAAAGATTTGTTAGAATAAAAATGAAAGATAGAAATAAAAAATGGATTAATGATCGGGAGTTCATAGCAGGCGAAGAATTGTTAATTACTCGGGAAAAAGATGGTGTAAGTTATATTTAATTTAATATGTTAAAAATTGATTTAAAAAATGTTGTTTATAATATATAAAGATGCCCAAAGGTAGGACAGCAGGAGCACAAAACATCTTATTTTATAAATATTCACTACTACTCCCGAATGGAGAGATTAAACTGTTTAAATCACAAACAGAGCTACATAAATTATTAAATGTAAATAGAAGTAAATTAAGCCGGATTATTAATCATCCAGAAATTTGTCAAAACTGTGATATAGTCTGTAAAAAATTAGATCCCGCTCTCCCTGTATTTAAAAAAGTACCAAAAGGGAATTCATTTAAATATCAACTTATTGTATATGACAGCAAAGGGAATGACGTGGAAACAGAAATTCAACAAGAAACACAAATTTCCAGCGACGAAGAGCCATAGCATATCTGATTTAGCTAGAATTAGTGGAATCAAAAAAAGTATACTGCAAAAAGTATATAATCGCGGTATTGGAGCGTGGAAAACTAATCCACAGTCAGTAAGACTAAAAAGTGGAAAAAAAGCCCCATCTGCACCCCGTTCAGCTAAAATGGGTAAAGAGCAATGGGCCATGGCTAGGATCTATTCGTTTTTAGGCGGAGGTGGTGCACGTAAAGCAGACCGGGACTTATGGGATAAAAGAAAATAACATAATAATATATATGAGCCCGATATATATTATTAGTTGGATCTCTTGGAGATGGAAGTTAAAAACTATAGCTCTTGTTCTGTATTTTCTGTTGTAGGCGTGAGTTCAACACTAGGCTCTATATCAGGGACTTCGCGATCACAAGTCCACAACCCAAAACAACATCTAATATTTTTACATCTGCTTAATTGTATTTGTGCTATTAAGCCGGTAAAAACACTCCCACAAGTTATAATTAATGCTCCTATTTCTGCACCGCTCCACATTTATATTAAGAGCAGATATTTTTTCTCAATAAAAAAGCAATTTATTTTTTATATTAATTATATAAAAAATTGATATAAAAAACTTTTAATTAACTAATATATAAAATGTTCTGTCAAGAGTTCTATAAGCAAGAGGCGATTGATAAACTAGTCAAATGTGATCCCTATGAGTTGATGAATATGATGGACTGGCGGGACGGGAAAACAAATGCTAAATTTAAAAAACAAAAAGACAAAATAGAAGAGTGTATGAAAATATTGAGATTCTTAAACCACGCCAAAAAAAACAACTACAAAGCAAATATTCAATATAATCCAAGTGCAGACAATAGAGAAGGCAGATTATATTCAAGTCAAAAATCAATGCAAAATGTATGTTATTCTGTAAGGGATTTTATCCGGGCAGAAGACTTAATAGATTATGATATGAAAAATGCACACCCCACACTTGCAATCCACTTATTCAAAAAACTATTTGGAGAAACTGTTATGATCTCTACATTAAAAGATTATGAAAATAATAGAGCGGTTATTCTTGAAAATCATGGGATCACAAAAATGGAAGTCTTGGCTACAATGAATCAAGACCGCTGTCTTATTCAAAAACCATTCTTAAAAACACTCCACAAAGAATTAAAACCACTAAAACAAAAAATATTTAATAACCCCGATTATACTTATTTAAGGGGAACAAATACAAGAAACCCACACTCATCTGTACTAAATAAACTATTATGCATTGAAGAAAGAAAGATTATTGATAAAATTTTTAAGACCTACGGGTTTCAAGTAAATATGTTTGACGGATTTATGACAAATAAAAGTATTCCACTTGAAGAATTAAATGAACTCACAAAAGAACAAGGAATAAAATGGGATATTAAATGTCCAGCCCCGCTAGAATATATTGAACCCGATGAAAAAGAAGATGAGAGTATGTTAGTCAATTATAATCAACTAAAAGAAGAATTTGAGAAGAATAATTTTA